GCTTTTCCCAAAGGGAGTTCGGCGCGACGTACAACATGTCGTCCCCATTAACCAAAACTCCCTTCAACTTATCCCTCAGGTGACGGGTATCCTCCTTGATGGTCTCAAGATACAAACCAAGGTTTGCGAGACAAAGGATAGGGAACGAAAGGATCGATCCCATAAGTTGTCCATTACGCTGTTGCACAGGTTCGACCTCAGCAGAAAATGGAAAAGGGTATTCACAATGATGTGGAGCTAACACAGATCTCCACACATTTTGCATGCCTTCATCCTGACCCTCGATAAGGAAACCGAGGATAGATGCGGATAGCCTAGCTGACAACTTGTCAGTAGCCGCCGAGTAGTCAATTGAAAACCATTCAAGTTGACCGTCACCAATCTCAACAGGATTCAGTGCGAGATCGTACAAATCAGTTGGTTCCAAGGGAGCACCAATCAATTTGAAACAACTCATGTCCCGGAGTACCGTATGGAGTGACTTCTGAAGTCTCTTACTCACATAGTAAGGAACCGCATTTCCTTTCGAAATGACGCGGACCTTCAACGGTTCAAGGACTGCCTGAATGGTAGCCTTGAGTGTCCATTGCTCCTTAGCATATGAGACACAGCTCCGTCGCACCGACTCGTACCACTGAAGTTCGCCCGTAGGGTACGCGAATTCTTCAAGTACGACGTTGAATTGGACGACACCACTGATGACAACTCTAGGATAGAATGTCATACGAACGAGGTCTGGATTACACCTATAGTCCGTCTTGTTCAGTGGATTACACTCTTGCAATGTAGGTACATGACGCAAAAGTGCACCGAGCTGGCCTCCGCCACCCCGGCTTTCCTCGTACGCGGCTCTTGTTGAGGCCACGTGGCGAGTTTCCTCTGGAGATAGCCAATCGCTGTCTCTCCCGTGAGTGTCATAAATCTCACGAAGTCGGCTTCTAATTTCCAATAGAACCGGCATCAACTCCTTCATCACACTTTCATGTGTCTGATCGTCAATGGGATCCTTGATCCCCATTGCCTCCCTATGCTCTCTGTACGTGGTTAACACCAATTCGTCGGAGAGGGGCAAAGCACTTCGCTTGCACTGGAGGAAAGAATACCAGAGATGCGTATTCTTTCGATTAAACACACGTAATCGTGCGTTGGCCCACTTTTTGTAGTGGCCGGTCGGAACAAAATCCAGATCGGGCTTTTTGGGTGAATCACACCGCAAATAGCGAGCCATGGGAGCAACAGTAAGGTACTTTGCTCTCTTGAAGAAGATGGCCTCATCCTCAACGGATAGGTAGGCCATAGCCTGGGTACTAAAGGAATCAAAAGCTTCCTTAGAGATGTCGTGGTGGTGTAAAACTGCACCTAGACCACGGATCAAACCTTGTGCTCTTTCACGCGCTGACGGCTTGTCAGCGCCAGGAGGCACTTGCTCTCCTGGGGGATTCCCTGTCCCCAAATGGGATTCTCCACCTAATTGTGGCAAGACCCTAAGAAGGTCTTCCTCATGGGTATTGGCGAAAGTCAATACCTCGGTGGCAGAATCATGCAAGTTAATTATGTCTCTTTGTAGAGTTTCTAAATCAGGAACCTGCATCGTAGATTCGCGAGCTATCTTTATTGACCAG